CTGCGAAGGACGCCGAGGTCAAACTGCAGAAAGTGCTGGACAAGCACCAGGTGACCTCCACGAGCCTGCAAGACAACGTGGTCCACTGTGAAAAGCTGCTGTCCGTGGCTGAGGATGAGCTTGAGGCTCGTGAGCGCGCGCTGTCCAAAGCTGAGCAGGAGAAAGGCCAGCTCAACAAGCACCTGGACCGCCTGGAGGACGAGGCTGCTGAGCTTGAGGGGCAGACCAACCCCCACGCTGAAGAGGCGGAGGCACGGGCAGCGGCCCTACAGCGCGCGCGTGACGACCAGAGGCAAGCATCGGCAGCGCTTCAAGTCACGGAAGAGGAGCGCGAGCTGGCAAGCATGTGGGCCAAGTCGTTCAAGGACCTGCGTCTGCAAGCCATGGAAGACGCCCTGCAGGAGCTGGAAGTCGAAGTCGCCAAGAGCCTGGGAGACTTGGGGCTCCAAGACTGGGCCATCCGGTTCGAGGCTGACCGCGAGACAGCGGCAGGCGGCGTGAAGCGCGGATTCCACGTCACAGTGCAGAGTCCGAGCGTGGACAAGCCAGTGCCCTGGGAGGCTTGGTCGGGAGGTGAAGGGCAGCGACTACGTGTGGCGGGCAACATGGGGCTCAGCGACTTGGTGCGGACACGCAAGGCTGTGGGACTGGATCTAGAGGTGTGGGATGAGCCCACCACTTGGTTGAGTCCACAGGGGGTTGTGGATCTGCTCGACACCCTGCGAGACAGGGCGGTGCGCGAGCAGCGGCAAGTGTGGGTGGTTGACCATCGAACGCTGGGGTACGGCTACTTTGACCGCACCTACACGATGATCAAGACGGACGTGAAGTCCTGGGTGGAGGAGAGAGAATGATTTACCGACTCGGTGTGATGTGCACGGCGCAGGAGCTGAGCTCCTACCAGTTCCAGGTGCTGGAACAGAGGCTGCGTGAGCAGGACCAGTCGCGCATCACCTACGACCTTACCAGCATCGGGACTGACCTGCGGGAGGAGATCGCGCGCATGGAGCCTTGCTTGATGCTCAACTACAAGCACTTCAGCTTTCCGGGGCGCCGGGTTGGGAAGAGCGTCGGTTTGCTAGCTGCTCAGGTCACCGAAAAGCTCGACGAGCTCCTCGTGTTTCCGTCGGTAGGGCACACAGCCGCGAAGCCTGATCTTCCGTGGATGCTGCACAAGGTGCTCGCCGGGAGCGGTTGGGCGCACTCCCGGCTGCACCCTGCCTGGCGGACGTAGGCCTTAGCGCCGGTTGTTGGCGCGAGCACCGAACCACCACACGGTGCACGTGTTGGTGATGTAGAGCACGGTGTTGATCACGTCGTACACCACGCGACGGATGTCGTCGGGGTTCGCCACGAGGTGGTGCTGAGAGTAGAGCTGCTGCACCCAGGCCACCAGCAGCGTCAGCAGCACGAAGGAGTAGACCGTAGCCGCTGGCCGGATAACGCCGCGCAGGAAGTCCACGAGAGCCATGAGCCAGCGAGCCACGCGGCTCTGCTTCTGGGCACCTTTGTCCAGGTAGGCCGCGGAGTCATGCTTGTAGCTGGCCTGCAGGTCGGAGCCGCGTTGCGCGTCAGCCCTGCTCTCCGCGTCCAAGGCAGCCAGGCGTTCCGCGCTTTCAGCACTGATGTTGGCGAGCTGCAGCTGGTGTCGTTGCTCCAGCTCCATCAAGCGCAGGGTCTGCTCCCCTTGCAGCCGGGCGAGCTCCAAGTCCTTGGCCTGCTTGGCCGCCGTGGCCCATGTCTGCAGCCCCAGGCCAAGCAGGCCCGTGATGGCACCGCCTACTGGACCGAGTACCAGCCCCGCGATTGCTTCAAGCATGTTGCTCTCCTAGAACGTGTAGGACGTGGGTGGTGATGGCCTGACGGTCCGCAAGGCCGTTGAGCCCACCGTTGACTCGCTTGGTCAGCGTGATGATGTCGCCCACATCGGCGTACCTGTTGAGGTTGCGGCTGCGCCAGTAATCGGCGGCGCTGAGCACGCACCACCTTGGGTCTTCGAGCATGAGCGGGGCCAGCTCGAAGTCCGGCACGTCATCCATGATCGCTGACAGCCGCTTCGTCAGGGCCGCGTAGTTGGCACGACCCGTCACCTGAATCCACCCGCGACCCATGTACCGCTTGCCATCACCAGGGCGTGTGTTCCCCAGCTTGGTGGCGAGCGTGGTGCCTGGCTCATACCGCAACTGCTGCTTGGTGGGGCCCCAGATCTCGCGACTGTAGCGCAGGTGGCCAGTTTCGTGCCCTACCTGCCCCCACCAATGCGCCAGGCGTAACGCGCTGTGGATCTCGGCGAAAGCGAGCGCTTCGTCCACGAACGGGGCCCACCTTTCAGCGCGGGATCTCGGCAGGCGCAGCAGCGCTTGCAGTTGGTCGGCAGTCATGGCAAATCACTGCGGTCGGTGACGCACCATTCACGCAGCTCCGGCAGACGTTTGTGTGGCACCAGAACTACCCACATCATCACGAGGGCGATTGTCCCCTGCACCAGCACCAACCAGTCAGGTGCCTGACGGGACATGATGTACACACCACCCCCTGGGCCCAAGAACACGAGGAACACCCCCACCCAGCCACGTGGTGATGTGAAATGACTGGTGTGCGCGAGCAGTAGCCCGATCACAAGCAGCACAGCGCTGGCGACAACGCAGATCCACGTGTAAGCTTCACTCATTGGGATACTCCTGCCGAACGAGCAAAATACCGGCTCACCACAAAAGGGGCCACCCATGCCATCACCAACGCGACGACCGGGGGCGGGATCGCGGTCGTGATGTGCAATCCGAACATGTCGGGCACGTAGGAGCTCAGAACGCCAAGCCCCGCGTATCCGACACTCCGAGACAGCGCAACGAGCACCCACGAGGCCGTAACGGATTTGGGAGGTGCCTCCAGTACTGCGGCTGCGGCAGCCCCTACTGCTGCTGCGGCCACTGTGTACCCGAACCCCTGCGTCAGAAACGCAGGGGGCATGTAGGCGGCAACAATGGCAGCGCTTGCGGCTGCCGGCGTATCTGTGGCCACAGTGGCCTCCTGTTGTTAATTGGGAAAGGTGATGTTACAGACGTCCCACCTCCCGCCAAATGGTGCCGGTTGAATCGGCGAGAAACATTAGGCAGCTTGTGGAGGTGAGTGCCCTAGACGCGCCTGTTACTGTGAGGATGGATGCATTGTTCGCGATCGTGACGGTCCCCGTGCCACCTCGCAATCAAACCCATTGTCAGCTGACGAGATGTCTTCTGCGTCAAGCCTGAAGAGCCCACCACCACCGCCACCCGGAGAGTCAGCTCCGAGCAGAAAGGCACGACCCGCGCCAGCTCGTGACAGTCTCCTGAGATCCACGACGTGGTCCACGATCCAACCCGGAGTAGGTTGAAATCCCTGGGCACGCTGAGGATCGTCAATGTTATACCACGGCACCACGTTCACAGGAGGTGTGCAGGACATGTTGGACCTCAGTATTTCATGTAGACGCGCAAGGCGACGGTCTTGACCCGGTTTTCCGTACCGCCAGTGGAGCCGGTGTTCGTCGTGGTGGCCGGGGTGCTGTCGTTCACCGCGTAGACGCCGCTGTCTGCCGTGCTGCCGAATGCGAGCGTGTGCGTGTGTGCCAGGAGCTCGTCAGCTTGGTAGCTGCCCAAGGTCCGACCGGCATCAACAGATGGGCTGCTGCGCGAGCCCTCCCAATACCTGGGGTGCAACCCGCGGTAATCCGGCATGCGGAAGGTCGTGGACCCATCTCCGGTGCTGAAAGCAACTCGAACGCCCACATCGCCAGCCGCCCACGCAGCATCCGTGATGAGCAGGGCTGGGTAAGTGGTGGCGAGATCCTGGACGTACGACCACAGGTCCGCGTACGTCGTGCGGCTGAGGAACTGGCCCTTGACCTCGACGTAGCCTGTGGGATCAGCGCGCCAAAGTCCGGTCACCACTGTGCCCACCGGAGTGCCATACTCGCGAGCCACCTTTTTCGCGGCGGCAAGTACGGCGGCCGCAAAGTTCGAGGAGGACCCATCATCGAGCACGTTGACGTCCTGATTCGCGACGAACTGCGCGAGGCCCGACGTGGGCACACTCATTTGCCGCATGAGCGTGTTGACCTGCTCGCTGCTCGCAACCCCAGTGGTGAACCCATTGGCGCGCAGGGTGGTGAGCGCCGACCACGCAGAGTACGTCAACGCGTTGGCGCCAACTGCAGCGCTGAAGGAAAAGTATTGATTGGTGCCTGCCATGCTGACCTCAGATTATGGAATTGCGCAGTAAATTACAGAGTGTCTTCCCAGACCATGAAGTCCCACCACCGTTGCGTGTCGTCCCACACGGTTGCAAACAAAACTGGAGCACTGGTGTAGTTGTAGGCCACATATTCCACCCCCATGGGTTTTGGAACAAGCTCCAGTACCTGAATCACCACGCGAAGGAACGGAGGCACTGATGCACCACTAACGTGCACGGTGGCTGTCATGTCCTGCAGGTCATGGACGGAGAAGGTAACGTCACCGAAGGAGAAAGACGCGGTGTAGTTGGTGTAGTCCAACTGCCGACCTTCCCAGTTGTTTTTAGCGACGAGGAGTCGGAGAACCTCACGGTAGGTGCTGTCATCCAGCACTACCTGACCCTCTACGGAAACTCCGGACGGTTTCCAATATCCCTCGTCGAACCCCAACCCCGAAACGTCAAAGCTGAAGTATGATCCTGAGATAGCAACAGGGAGGCGGCGAGAACCTCCAATCCAAATACCCAGGGTGTCGAGCTGCTCGCCCACCGCAGTGTCCAGGTGGTGCGCGGGCGTCATCGCGGCCAGGGTATCGCTGAGCTCCGAGAATGCGCTGCCAAGCAGTGCAACTGCAGCAACCATTCGAGGCTTGTCTCGGTAACCTCCTGTGAGGAGTGCGGTGTAGTCGAAACTCATACCGTCACCGTAACGTCAGCAAGGGTGCAAACGGGCTGCTCGTTGAACGCGATTGCGATGTCGGAAGAGCCGAAAGCACCGGCGTTTTTCGCGATCTGCAACGACGTGATGTGGTAATACTGGGACTCACTACCACCGGAGAGCAGGGCGGGGGAGAACATGCGCGTGTAGAACACATCCTGACCGAACGGCAGCGCATTCACGTAGGCAACGATCGCCGCCTTGATCTCGTCACTGATTGCCGATGTCCAGCCAGTGAAGGTGTTTGTCGCAATCTGCACCTTGATCGTCACCGTGGTGGGGCGGTAGTACTTGATGGGGATGGTATTCCCGAGCTCATCCGTGACGTTGGTGGTGGTGGTGCCGTGTGTGCCCACCCCGATGCTCTTATAGCGGCGGATGGTGTCAGCCACGTCGGCAGCCACGCCACCAGCAACCACCGCACAGATGTGATGCGCTGGGATGCCGTCAGCGTCAGTGCTCCCGCTGTCGTTTTCCAGTACTGCAGCTTGTGTCACTCCAGACAGCGCGGCCAGTGCACCGCGCAGCCCTTGCAGGATCGTGGTGCTTGACAGCGCGACGCTGCCGTCACGACGGAGGCGGAGCTCGGCATCGGATTCAACCGCCACGCCAGGTGATGCTGCGCTTGAGTTTGTCACCGAGGTCCACCCGTAGGTCGGGGTAGCGATGCTGGTCAAAGTGCCAACGGAGGCCTCCACCGGGCCGTCTGTGTCGCACGTAGCCGTGGTGCTAACTGATCCCCCGCCGCCGATAACCACCGACGCGGGGAGGCTCCACAGAAGGCCGTCAGGCCCACGCACCTTGCCGTTGGTGACCATAGCCCCCACCGCACCACTGAGCACCACGGTCACGGTGCTGCGCGAGCTCTCACGTCGCACCACCCCGTTGATGCGCACCACCCCGTCCAGGGCAGCCCCCTGCGCAAACGAGGGGCGGAATCCTTGGTAGACAGCTACAGCCATCTGGTTGCTGTCGTGAATGCCCTTGGCGAACAGGGCGAGGAGCTGGCCGTCCGCGCTGTCTGCCTCCAGGTAGGCGTCGCTCCCGAAGATCTGACGAAACGACACCTGCAGCGAGGTCAGAATCTCCTCGTAGGAGGGCGCCGAGATGCCGGCAGGCGTGAGAGAGGCGGCGAGGGTTGCGAGTGGGTAAGTCATATCAGGTGCTCAGAGTAATGGTGGAGGTGATCCCGTAGGCGGTCTGCAAACGCATCGATACCACGAACGACCGACCATTCATCGTGCTGCTGTACTGCACGATTTCTGCCACGCCTGGCGTGGTGAGCACGCGCTGCTTGATCTCCACGTCGCGGCTGCCTTGCGTGCCTGTTCCCAGCACCTCGCCGGCGTAATCGGTTCCTGCGCCAACATCCAGGAACCACTCCCCTGTCCACAGTGCGAGCCGCGTGCGCACGGTCTGCGCAACCGCTTCGGCAGAGTCCACCAACCACTGCCCGCGCCGACCAAACTGGTAATCTCCGTCGGAGTCAAGGGCTCGGGTGCGCATGGGGGTGTCCTCAGCTTGGGACGAAGGTCGTGTCGAGACTGGACCCGTCGTCGTTGTCGATGAATTGGTGCACGTGGGTGCTCCCCACGTTGACTCCGTTATTGAGCAAGGTGCCAGTGGTAGCCACGCTACCGGTGACGGTGACCGATCCCGTGATGTCCACAGCGGCGGCGACGCTCAGGTTGGTGGCCGTGATGGTGACGTCAGCGCTTGCGGTGACTGTGACGTTGGCTGCTGTGATCTCCACGTCCGCGGGGGTGATCACCTTGACGAGCTTCGCCGGGGTGATGGAGATCGAGGTGTCACCTACGTCGTTCCGGAGCACGACGTTGGCAGTGCTGATCGAACCAGGCACACGCGGGAGGCTGCGGAGCCCCGGGATCACAAACCCATCGCTGAGGTCGTGCATGCGCAGCTCAGCTTGCGGCTGCACGCCGCCGTACTGCCACCAGGCGTCGATGCACCGCGACGCAAACACCACGAGCACCTCGTCACCAGCGGCAATCGGGAACGTCAGGCAGAAGCCTCCACCCCCTGGGAACACCACCGGGCACTGGCCGAAGAGCGGCAGAGTGACCCAGCTCGTAGCCCCCTCCTTGGAGGTCAGCAGCGCTTGAATGGTGGGCTGCACATCCACCGTGCACTTGTCCGGGTCGAAGCTCTGCACCACCGCAGGAAGCGCAGTCCACAGCCCGGACTGCCAGCCACGAAGGGCTGCAAGTAGCGCGGTGTCAAGATCTTCGGTTCGCTCGCGTCTATCCATTGCCCACCACCTTCTGTGTGCTGCTGTCCATGGACAGGCAGATCAGGTCCGTGTACCACTCCTGCCCCCGCGTATCACCGCGGTGCTCGGCCACGAACACGCGGTAGGTGCCGTCGGCGCTGGTGGACGCGAAGAACTGCAGGCCCTTGTACTGGTTGTAGGCCACAGGCGCTCCATTGGGGTCACGCTGCACGGTCTGGTTGAGCGACGCATTGTCGATGCGCACTCGGCACCCAGGTACCATGCGAGGGTCAAGCAGGCAGCGTAGCTTGATGCCGTCCTGCGTTGACTCGGGAAGTCCGACGAGCCCCGATCGCGCGTGCAGCACAACCACCTCACCAGCCTCGTAGCCGCGCAGTGGTGTGAAGTAGACCTGCCCATCACGGATGCTCCAGGTCTGGCCATGCGTGGCGGCGTGGTCCCTGGCGAAGGCGCGGGCCATTCCGAACAGCACCTTCGGGCGTAGGATGGGTATGCCTCCTGTGACTGCGGCACTACTTGGCGCGACCTGGAGACCTGGCATGGCGCCGACGATGGCGGTGCGCACCTGCTCCTGCGTGCTTCCAGCGGCCAGCGTGGTGTTCACCACCCCGAAGTTGTAGCCGCTGTCACCGTCCGCGGCGAGGATGTCCAGGTAGGTGTCGGTCGCGTTCTCCTTGCCGATGCGAAACTGCTTGATTTCGCCGCGGAACACAACACCGAAACCCTCGTCATAGCCCGCCTGAAGCACCACCTTGCTGAACTCGCCACGAATTTGCTTGACCGTGGACTCCGACAGGTTGTATACCCGGATGCTGCAGTTGCTCGGGCTCTCGACATCCTGCTGCGACGTGGAGAACCGAAAGTGGAGGTTGCTCAGATCCAAGCCCTGCGCGCCCTCGTACAGCACAAGTGACGCCTTGCGCCCCCACAGCTTGGACATGTGCTT